AATAAAAATAGATGGTATTATTATAAGGTCAAAAGAAAACTCATGCCTTTAGGCGTGGGATGGATTTTGAAACAAGGTAATATATAATAAGTTTCTTCAAAGTGATGCATAAATTAGTGACAGAGAACCAAATCACTAATTTATGCATTGAAGACAAAAGTCTTCAATATAATGAAGAATGTTGTATTAAAACAGCAACTTGGAGGAGAGGGCAGCCCTCCAAGGATAAATAAAGCCTGTGGAGCGATCAACGGTAGTTGGAGCTATGAAGCAGGAACCCCATGCCTTTAGTCGTGGGAGCTGTCAGATTGATTGATATTCATAATAGGGTCAGGGGGCCTGCTTGTTAGAGGCGATTGTTATAGGAATGTGCCTAAATGGGATAGCGTGTACGACTGTGAGCCAGGCATACTATGCCCAGAATAAGCCGCTTCAGGAATTTGTACAGGATATGGGGAGGCGAGCGGAAAAGCGTTTGGGCCCAAATACAATGCAGGTGCTGGTCTATACCTTACCGGCAGCCATGCTGGCTTCCGGACAAACTGGGGTGGCCAGAGTTGGGAAGCATTTTGCAATTGAAGCCAGTAGGGATGTCAGTAAGCTATTATTTGAGGTGGCATTTTGAAGAAGAGACGTAGCCTATCCTCAAAATTCTATCCACAATTACATGAAGCGTGGCCGGCGCCGCACGATAATTGGGCTAGAAATGTGCTGTATCGCCATTTTTATAAGTCCAATCTTAAGCACAGGCAATTGATTAATTATATTTGGGAATCTCTTGCGCTAAAGCCAGACCCTAGGTCCATGGTCATTGAAACACTATCTAAATCGATGCATGAAGAAACGAAATAATCTACTCGAATACTTTGAGAATAGAGCGGGGGTCGCCATGAGCTTGCAAAGCGGGAGCGATTCTGTTGATGCAGACAACTACAGGACCAGAATATTAGCAGTGCCCAAAAAGCGAATTAAACCTACTATTTTATGGACACGTTTAATTGATATAACACATGATGCCCTTAGCAAAAAGACCATGCTTGCTAGTGTGGATTTTATATTAAGCAAAGAGATGAGTTTTGTATATGGCATTAAGGGCACAATTCAAGAGTCTATTAAAATTCGGACGCACTCAAAATACTAAAAATACTAAAGTCAGGGACTTTCTTTTGGTATTATCATAAAGGCCCACGCCCACTGCGCATTCCCAGCCGTAACCCCTTTGGCTTTATCTCGAATTGGGAATTGCATTGTATCTCAGATATTGATATCAAATCAATAAGGCGGCCAACGCGGGCCAGCTCACAACTTCGTCAAAATTACCACTCAGTATGTACGAGTATTTGACTTTAGGCTTAGCACCAGAGGGCTGTTAGCGGCAGTGCTCCCCTGAAGTGACATACTAATCAATCGCGCTAATCGATGGGGCATGTGACTCCCCCGCTTCTTATTATTTAAAGTCTGTAGAAGCCACAGACTTTTTGCTGGAATGTTTAGGACTCCGGTCTGGTTTTTAGCCAGGTATCGCTTAGGAAGACGATATCAAGACTCTTTCTTTGAGTCAACCTTCTCGTCGAGTTCTGATTGACCGTTAGCATTTCTGCCAATACGGCGGCCCCAATAGAGACCTGCACACGCGATAAAAAGATTGAATGCGCTGTTCACATCAACGCCACCCAAAGATCCAGACCATTTCCCAATGATTCCAGCCACACAAAGATTGAATGAAATAAAAACAAGAGTAAGAGATACGGAGCCCTTTTGTGATTCAGGGTCTTTCAGCACGGGAATCGGAATTCCTAGACGATTGCATTCGGAAACTAAGTTCCGCCACTTTGCTGTTATTTCTCTTAGATTCATCCGATCCTCTCTCTTTTATGGAAGAGCTCCAGCAGTCCATCCTCGATGTCGCTTGGTTTTATTAAATGTCTTGGCTTGTCTATTTTAATTCCTAGGTCTTCTTCCAAAAACTCAGCGACAAGTTCTGAGCATACGTATCCTGGACCGTCATGCGTTTTGGGGACATTAGCGCCCCACCTCTCAGCTATGTCGCACAATAATATTTTTAGTAGATTCAGGTAATCATATCTTACATTAGATAGCGACATGCATCTGTTTATCATTTTTAGTCGAGTGGCCCGGTCTATTGGTATTTCGTACTCTATCAAGACCTTGTTCTTTTTTAGAAAGTTTTCCTCAGACATAAAATGAACAGTGCCGCCTGCTGCATGGTAGATGCTAGTGATTATATTTTGGCTTTCAAATTTAATATAGACATGAGAATACGGCCTGTTCTGCCACTCTCTGATAGCATATGCCGCTATATTAAATTTAATCGGCGTAGAAAAACCTATTAAAAACTTTGATTCCATATTAAATTAGCTTGCTATGAATAAGCTGATACCATGAATCAATCATGGACTGAGTGACAAAACCGCTAGGAGTTTTCTGCGAAAGCCTGTATAGTGCGGTTGGCCACGCACCTTCTCTAATTCTAATTAAAACATCTTGGTATTCAGAAAACATCTCATCTGACTGTTGAGCCGTAATTCCGAGCAGAGTGTTTTGGGTATACAGGTCCCTAAGAAGGGCTGGGGCCATTTCTTGATAATGTTGAATTTTAGCTCTAATTATTGACTCTAGGCTAACCGTCTGGCCAGGAGGAGGCTGGAGCATATTATTTTTAAGCTTCCATCCTACTTGAGGTTTTATTAAAAGATCTTCTACGTCCAGAATTAGAGTATAATCTCTTATTTTATTCTGGTACTGTTCTTCAGTCAGAGTCATTACTGCGACTACTTCATCGCCCACTAGGGCAGCGTGTAACCTTGCGCTCATATTATATATCCTGTTTTGTTATATCAAGGAATTCCACATCGTTTCTTAATCTAATAATACTGTCGTAAACACCCAAATGATTAACGTAAATTCTATCACGATATGTCGTGCTGGATCTTATGGCAGTGGCCTCAATCATTAGGGTAGTGTCGCCGTCAAGATTAGTGCCAGTCAATAGACTTACGCTTATATCAACAAAATAATAGCCATTCGGCTGCAAAACTCCAGTTAGTGTCGTTATTAACTGGTCATCCCACTTGGGGCTAGTTATATCGGCTACTTTGTATACTTTAAAGTTTATTGATGAGGCGCTATCAATAGATCCACTGGATGAATTATACAAATAGCCTATTATTCTGATCTTATCTAAGGTTGACGTATCGAGCTGTGCTGCTATTTTTAATACCTGGGCACTGTTTGTTAGGGCAGAATTGGGCCCAAACAGAAACTGCCAGTCCTCCATGTCGTTAACAATATAACGAGAAGAGTGGTCTACCTTCAGCCACTGGTTATCGTCATTATCATCTTGTGCGACTAATCTTCTTACTGGCATTAATTACCTAAAAGTGTAAAGCCCTTAACAGCTACGATATTTTTTCCTGCCACTGATATAGTTACTGTTACGGTATAATGGGTCAGGTCAGTCAACAGGATCGCGCTAACTGGGGTTGTGTGGAACAAGCCGTTTGCATCGGCGGCTATTCCCGATTGTGTGAGTCCAGCCACAGCTACGCCGTCTTTATCATATACGGTATAGCTAGCGGTACCGAGTATTGAAGTGGGCGCGATCTGGTCGTTCTTAGTAGCCCAGAAGGTAGCTTTAAGCTGGTTACTAGCGTTAATCGAGAATACAGCCCTGCAGGTATACTCGGCCAAATCACCATTAAGAATAATATTTTTTGATCTGAGAATTCCGTTTACTGTAATATTGGCTCGAATAATAAAATTCTTGGACAGATCTATCGATTGAGGAAGAGCAAACGGGGTGATTATAAAATATCCATTGGAGTCTGCCGATATGCCAGATTCAGTTACACCAGCTATAATAGAACCGTCTGCGTTGTAAAACTGATAGGAGGCAGTGCCGAGGTTTGTAGTTAATATTTTCTCGTTCTTTTCTGCCCAAAGGCTTCCGATTATATTATTAGAATTATTGAGGCTGAAGACTCCGTTGATTTTAATATTTTCAACTTCATCATTTAGTGGTATAAAATTGACTCTGTCTTCGCCGTCAACGTCAATGGTGACCCGGACGGTATAGTGATCGTTAATACGGTCAGGATCTATTGTATTGGCTATAGGAGTAGCGATATAGAGCCCCTGAGTATTGGGAGTCGCCACCGACCCAGACATTCCAGTGACAGGGAGTCCTGCCTTGTCGAATACCTGAAAGCTTGCAGTTCCCATAACTGCACCTGGCGCAATAGCAAGACTCTCGTTTTTGTCAGCCCACATAGTGATATGAAAAAGATTATTGGAGCTTATTGAGAAGGCGCATTTTGACTCATATACATCAATAGAAGTTAGAACACCGGTAGAGATCACGTTTAGGGATACGGTATTGGTATCCCTATTGCTTAATGCATCAACAGCTCGTACTCCCACATAATAAGTGGTACCATTTACCAGGAAAGAGCCGTCTGGCAATGTGAATATGTCATACTGTAGCTTATCTGTAATAGCAATTATATTAGCCGTATTAAATAGGTTGGTTGGAGTAGTGGCCTTAATATAGACCTCATACCTTATTGGAGTGTTTGGGTCCGAAGCGGCTGGCCATCCGGCCCGAATTTGACCCCTAGATTCTACATCTAGAAAGTTGATGCCCGCAAAAGTTGGCGGCGTCAGATCGGCAACGCATGCGTCTGAAGTGGGCATATAAAAATTATCGGCTATAAAAATGTCTGGCATTTAATCTCCAACATAAAACATTATTTTTGTCCAGTGCCTAGGCGCTTCTTCTAGGCATCTGGACAAGGTGCAATATCGCCTACTTTTTCTCATGCGCTAGTCATTTCTAATAGACGGTCTAATGTCTACCCCAGGAGGGCTTGTAAATGTATATCTAACTAGCGTTCCAACAGTGTTCGGTATGGTTCCAAGTGGTAGCCATGTGGTTCCATTATCTGTTGAATACTGGAAATTAGACGCATTGGCTGTAGTATTGTGATTCACTAAAAGCACGTTGGACAGGTCTCTTGCCCTAAAAAACAATTGGGGCACAACTGTTGGGTATGCCTCTTTTAATCTGAAGGCCACTCTGGACGGAGTGTTATTATCTGACCACTCATCAGAAATTTCCCAATTGTCCACATTTTCATTGTCTGGCTGAACAATAACCCTTATTTCTGATACCTGCGCGCCGCGTGCGTGTGATGACTCAAAAAGAGGGAACAGGCACTTAAATTGTATTTGCGTGGCGGAAGGCACAGAACTCATGTCATTATCGGTCGGCAAATCTGTCCAGCCGCCTGTGGGAGTGGCAAATCCGGAAGTCCGGTACTGTATTTTAGGTCTACATGTTTCTCCAGGAAGCTGGCGCTGAACATGTGCCGCTATAAACGATCCCGCAGGCACGTTGATTACTCTAGTAATAAAACCGTCAGATGGTGTAGACGCGGTATCGATGGCATCAAAAAATGCATCAGCTTTGAGGTCTGCTACCAGCGCGCCTCTTTGGTTAATACTAGTAAGTGGCAAGATAAGCCAGCCGTTACGAACTTCTGGATTAGAAGTCGCTACGCCGCCCACTTCTTGTCCGTCTAGTGGGCTTGCGGCTACTCCCGCCTCTAGGGCGCGGTTATTTGCTACGCCAAAAACGAAATCGGCCTCAGTATTAACCACTCTTTTAATAATAAACCTAGATGGACCAGATGCTACTGTTGTTGTGGATACCACTCTGTCTAAGTATTGTGACCAGTTTGCAAATAATGTTACAGGAGCAACAGTATTGTTGGCCGTGTTTGGAAGATTATTTTGAACTAGAAGGCTGGGCCAAGTCGAAGCACCTGATGTCAATTCACTGATCCTGCCCAAGAAATGTGATGTGGACGAGCAGAAATACACGCAAGGGAAGCCGGCATTGGTAGTATGATTAGGGGTAGCAAAATCTGCAGCATTGGCTATTGTCGCTCCGGTGAATCCAGAAATAGCGTTGGTACTGTAGTCAAATAGCTCAGCTGTTTGGCCTAGGGCGTTATAGGCATAAAAGTTCCCGGTCGCAGTCAATCCAATTGTCAGAGTTCCAGTAAACGAGCCAGGCGATATAGCTGTTCCATTCGGAGTGGCAGAAACCTGAACGGTTGACCCAGACTGTGCAACGACCCAATAATCTGTGTCTGCCGATATGCCAGATGGGAATGTGCCAGTTGACCAGAATCTTACTCTTGATCCAACAACTAATGCCGTTGTTACTGCGCTACACGTAATTGTAGTGCCAGAAATAGTCGTAACAGTATTATTTACCGCAGATATACCTGGGGAAGACAGTGCTGACGCATACTGAAAGGTGTTCGCGGCTAAGTTGGCATTTGAGACGAAGAACTGGTTTGATGCGGCTGTGTGCCCTACTGGGAATAGCCCCACAAAGGCCTGCCCTGTAAAAGATCCTGATGTAGAGATAGAGGGTCCTCCAACTGTAGTTGACAGCTCAAAAGTAGTCGAAGTTAAGCCAGACGACCTGACATAATAGTTTGTTGCCACTGCCACTCCAGTGGGCAGTATGGCCGCTCCAGCTGTATGGAACACCTGGACCCGCTCGTCTGCTTGAAAACCATGAGCATTTGCCGTTGTAAAGGTTGTGGTGGTTCCCGTTGCTATGCTGGTTATTCTGGGAGGAAGTGCAGTTACGTGGTCGTTAACTAGCCATCCGTGTGCAGTAGCATTAACAATATATCCGGTAGCTCCGCGATTCTGCCAGTTAGTTATTAAAATGGGATCTTGTGTCTGGGTATTAGTATAATCAAAGCGGTACCATCTGGTTGTTGTTGCAGTGGGAACTGTCATGCCCCACAATTTATTACCATCAACAAAAGATCCAAAATTTGTAGTAAGGGTATGCAGGGAGGAGTTTCTGGTCTCAACTATATGTTGCACTGCAAAATTCTGATTCGGTCCTGCCGCAAAGGGAACTACCCGACCTCCGGAAGGCTGAAAGTCGGCCAAATCGCAAGTCACCAAATATAATCCGCCAAAAGTTACGTTTGAAGAGTTGACGATGCCAATTGAAATTTTAAAGTTTGTGGTCCCCGCGTCGTTAAGGGCTTCTAATGACCTTAATGTATTGGTCCCTACTGCAGATATTGAGGCCTGCAGCCGCCCCACATAAGTTGTGGCCCCAGTATTGAGGTTGAAATTGTACAGCACGATGTTAACGAGGCCCGCTCCAGCAATATTTACAAAATACAGTCTACCGTTTGGTGAACAAAAAGTAAGTGGCGCTGAAGCGCTAAAGGACACTGCGCCGCTCGTATCAGTAAAAACGTCAACAAATTTTGGCAAGTATGGCCCGATTGCATCCTTGCCATTTAATAGAGTCTTTACGTGAGCTCTACCCAAAATTGTGGTATGGTTCTGGTTGTATGTACCTGATACGGTATCCAATAATTTTGCCGAATATGCCTTTGGCATGTTAGCTCCTTAAATGATGCTCCAAGTAAGAGAATCTCTTCTATATCTATTTCCAACTAAAGTATATGATAGGGTAAGCCTTGCCGTATATCCTGGCCCAGAACCAACGCTTGGCGAAGTATAATCTATCTGCGTAACTCTCTGATCTTTAGTGCCAAAATCAGCGTATGTTATATTAGCCGTTCGATCTTTTCCAGCAAGTATCTGCAGGCGCCTGTTATTTACAAAGGCAAACTTTGGCCCATTGCGTGTACCGTCCTCTGAGCCTGCGGTAAGTACGTTGTCGGGGTTTGCTTGGTTAGCCGGCAGCAGCGCGTCCAGATCAACAGAAAGTCCCGAAACGGATACCGCTGCGTCAACCGCAAGCCTGGTCTTGCCGTCATTGCCCGTTACAGTGTCAATGGCCTGGCCAAACTTATTAACTTGTAAGGTTCTCAAGGCCACTGCCGGGTCTCTGGCATAAACGGCCTGTATTATTTCGTCAGGCTTTAATACGGGCTTTACTTGCTCGGATGCAGTTATTTTGGCCGCATCTGCGACTGTGTATGCAGACACATCCTCATATGGGCCGTTGAACGGCGTTCCTGGGCGTCCTACTTGAATTGTTGTAGGAGTAACTCTGCGGACCTCGAGCTGAAGTGCGGGCTGGGTATTTGAAGTTAAAGTGACCTTTTGCTTTGCGTAAAATCCAGAAGCGTCGGCTACGGTGATAATTCCCTGAACTGTACCGTTAGCCGTAAAAAGCTGAGATACCGCATCGAATGATTTTTCGATAGCCATAGCAAAATGTCCTAACCTGTATACCTACTTACTGGCCCGTGCCAGCAAGATCCGCCATTAGATTGACTGACAGCTCCCACGCCTAAAGGCATGGGGTTCTTTTGGCTTTATCATAAAAATTAGGTTTTTAAGCTAAGTGCTTGTTTTTATTAAGATTTTATATGGTTATTTATGATACTATTTATTTTTAGAGCTTGTAATTTGCATTAAATTTAGGTACTATTTACTGACAGCTCCCACGACTAAAGGCATGGGGTTCCTGCTTCATAGCTCCAACTACCGTTGATCGCTCCACAGGCTTTATTTATCCTTGGAGGGCTGCCCTCTCCTCCAAGTGTTCGCGTTAATGCGAATTGTTTTATATTATTTGCTGCTAGTATATCCCTATCATGGGTAGTACCACATTATATATTATATATTATATATTATATATTATACTACACCAAACTTATTAACGCCACTAACATATTATTAAGTTTTTAAAAATTCATCCCACTACTAAAGTCGTGGACTTTCTTTTGGTTCTATCATAAATTAGTCAATAGAGCGTCAAAGATGCATTATAATTGCCGGAATAACATTAAGGAAGTAGTGACTTGGTTTAATATTTTAAAGGGATCTGGTTTTAGCGGCGAAGATGTATTATACGTACTTGAGTTTGATTTGGATCAGCGCTCCAATATGTAAGTATTAGGACAGAATAGGGGGATTGTTTATGAAGAAGCGTAAGCAGTTGAAGTATCAGTTGCGGTCTCAGTTGGAGGATAAGTTGCAGTCTCAGTTGGCGTATCAGTTGGAGTATCAGTTGGGGTATCAGTTGGGGGATCAGTTGGGGGATCAGTTGGGGTATCAGTTGGGGGAGCAGCTTTATAAAGGCATGAAGCATTATTATGAAGAAGCGTAGAATATTAATTAATTTCTTGGGCGCAGTATTATTTAATAGGTTTTATTAAAAATTGGGAAGTCCGTGCCGTTTATAATTTTTCTTATTATATATTAAATGGCAATATTTATGAAGCAATAGGAAAAAGCAATTCGTGGCCATAGCGAAGAGGAATAATCAATCTCATAAACCTCATTTAGAGGTATGCCATGATCTGCTTTGGCAGTATATGATGAATCTAAAAATACCTATTGACGTTAAAACGCTTATATGGTCTAAGAGCGTTTTTTATGAAAACACTCAATTAAAAAAGATGCTTCGTAATAAAATTAGTGATATTATTAATTATTAGGAGACTCTAATGGCAAGAGACATTAAGTATATCCGGCTTTTAATAAAGCAGACGAATAAATATATTAATAACCAAACAAAACCTCTTTTTGTGGATCAAATAGCCCGTCTGGAGGCTCAGGAGAAGGCCCTTGCAAAAAAACCAAAGCACAAGCCTAAGAAAAATAATAACTAAGCTGGGGCTACTGTCTTTATTGGCTAGCATTGTTATTCATGCATGTTCGATCTTTATTATGCCGTCAATTATGCCCGCTCCACAAAATATGCAGCATGAATCTAGTAAGCAAGGCGGGAACAGCAAGCAGGGGTCTCAAGAGGGCAAGGGCAATTCTAATGCTGTAGAGGTTCGGATTTTGCCGCCAAGTGGCGCAAAAAGCAATAATAAAGATGTGGCAAAGAATAATAAAAGCGATGTAACGGTTACCGAAAATAAAAATAATAAAAACAAGTCGTCTACCGGATATTATGGAATTGGCGTATATGTCATGTATTCGCATGGCCCATTCGTATCTGAAAAATATGGATCATATAGTATGGGCAATAAAATTTGGGATGTCGTGCCAGGATACCCCGCTGAACAAAACGGTTTGAAAAAGGGAGATATTATTCTGGAAGCCGATGGCGGAAGACTTGATAATGGTGATGACTGGGTTACCAGTAGTTCTCCATCTGAGATTCATCTGCTAATTTATAGGGATGGAAAATTCCTAGAATTTCGATTTATGCGAGCTTTTATTGAGACAAGCCGTGGCCCCTAAGAAAATATTAAGAAAAGCCAATATATTAAATGGGCTTGGCATACGGTATTTTTCAGCTCAATGGCAGCGGCTCCCGCCCAATATTAGGTCGCAAATAATGCAGATGAAATGCAAGGTAACTGAGTCGGCCCTGGCAACACTTTATGGGGGGATTAGATTGGGTTATGGGTATCCTAATAAAAATGAAAAACAATAAACATCCCAAAAATAAACGTATTATTTTGTTGCTAATATTATTATTTGTGTTACTATTACAGGTATATGTTGGAAAAGGCATTTGACATAGAACTAAACGAACTTGAGCTAAAATATCGCGCTGACGATATTAGCCTTACCGACTTCATCAGTCTAATGGAAACTATGGCCCCAGAGCGCAAGCTGGAAGTATCCTCGTGGGACGTATATTACGCAGGGAACAAATACGGCCTCCCATTTGACTTCATTCGCCATCGCAAGGGAGACGTGCCTGAGCTTACTATAAAAATAAGGAACAGCGAGAAGAACAACCAAGATAGGTTTGAGCTTGACCTTAAAATTCACAATAGCATGTCCAGTCGTATTGTGGCCAAATTTGCAAATATGATTGGCTTTGAGGAGAACTTTAGGATATACAAAGATTGCACTATTTACTGGCTACAAAAAGTAGATTTAGTGTATTACATTGTGTATGATAAGGACAAAAAAGAAAAGGCCCGCTTTATTGAGATAGAGGCCCGAAAAGATGTAACATTCAACAGCCCCGAAGAGGCATGGGGTCTACTTAAAGAAACTGAGGCCAAGCTTGCCGTTCTTGGGATTACGCCACAATCGCGCATGAAGAAGTCTTTGTGGGATATGTTTAAGAAGGATACATAAAAATGATGATCGAGCTGATAGGGTACTTTTTTGCTGGGGTTGCTGCTACTATAATGTTGTCATTATTTATGCTTTTTATTATGGCAGTCCGGGCTGCGGGTGAATTGTTTAAAATCGCGGTTTATGGTGTTATTTTAGTATTTATGATAACTACTTTGGGGCATTCTGTATTCAAAGCACTGGGGGGATTTTAATGGCGGCGACTCTTGTGGATATTGAGGGGCTAGATGGATCTGGCAAAACTACTGCGATCAAAACCTTGTGTTCTGCATTGCTAGAGATGGGCTTTAGGGTACTTGAGACTCGTGAAGTTGGATCGCAACATGTTCCTTTTGCTTCCAAGCTGAGAGAAATAGTTTTGGACCCAGCCAATAAGCTGGATGGAACTACAATGGAGCTTTTGTTTGCGGCAATGCGCATTGAAAGCCAAAAAGAGTACCGTAGAGTTTCCGAGGATTATGATTTTATTGTGTCAGACAGGGGATACTTGTCTCACCTGGCATATACGGATCATAACGTAAACGAAGATTTTACAAAAGATTTTTATCTAACTCTACTAAACAAGTACCTGCCTGCAAAGCCGGATCACGTTTTATATTTATCAGTAGATCCGGAAGTAGCCCTTAGGCGCCGCATGAGACGAGGAGAAGTGCCGGATGCGATTGAGATTAAGGGCGTCCAATTCCAAACGATGGTTGGGAAAAGTTTTAAAAAGTACTTACGTCAGGAAATGGGAAATATTGATGTATCAATTATTGATGCGAATAAAACGGCGGAAGAAGTTCGCTCAATGATTTTAGAATATGCCAGCTTTTTAGCTCGCGGGAAGGCAATGTCATGATTTTAAATTTTTTAGTAAATGCGCTTAAGCTTGTTTCGCGCCCAATCTCGCTGTTTCTCGCAGTAACAGCTTTGACCATGGCTATCGCGGCGTCAATTCAAGTTGTATTATGGATAAACCAAACATTTTTTTCTGTTAGCGATCTGCAATACCGCGACAATCTACCGGCTTTTGAGTCATCAGACGCACAAGGTCCTCAAGCGGGGCGCGAAGCGCTGATTAGGCTTACGAACTCCAAAGGTCAGCACATTTGCTCCGCTTTCGTAGTCAGCAACAGATATGCCATTACAGCTGCACATTGCTTAGACGAAGCGAGTGGGATCTTGACTAGAAAAAAGTTTAAGGTTTTTGATATCGAAAGAAAAGATACAGGAATTGAGGTAGAGGCGGTCGGTCTCGTTAATAGAATGGATATGGGTTTGGTAATGGGAGACTTCTCTGGCTTTAAAAAGCTCTCTCTTGATAGCCCCCCTAAGGGCTTTTTAGGGCGAGAAAGCTCCGTCTTTGCTGCATGCGGATTTCCTATGGGCGACAAAGAGCTATGCATACCTCAATTAGTAGGTCCAAATATTTATTTCATGGTGCAAGTTGATAGGCCAGTATACCCAGGAATGAGTGGCGGGCCCGTAATTGACTTGAAAGATGGAACTGTAGTCGGAATTATAAGCAGCACGGAAAGGGGCGGGTCATTAATGGCTCCGATTGTGTCCATCTGGAGCGCTTTTGGAATTGAACAAAAATAAAAATAGGAGGAGATAAAATGAAGAGAGTAAAATTTTCGACTAACACTGAGACAGGCATTAAGTATACAAAAACGGTGGACTCATCAAGCGGTCCGGTCTATGCGGAATACAACCCATCTACAAATTTAGTTAGAGTTGTATCGGCAGCTAGCGGAAGCACAGTATTTGCTCCGGGTACTGATGTGGGCCTGGCGCTTCAGATTATTGAAGGCGGGGGACAGACTCCATCTGTTGTCGCTCGTGCGCTACTTGTTAAGGCTGGGGTTTCATTTGACCGCGAAACTAGAATTCGTAGATCAGTTGATAATTTTGGAGCAAGTGCAGTATTGCCAGGCACGGCGGCCTCACTAGTTACAGGGAGCCTGCTGGAAACCTTGGATTAAAATTGTTGCTTGGTAGATTTAAAAGCGGCTCTCTAAGGGGTGCCGCTTTTGAATTTAATGGGACACATGAAAAAACGTATTATTATTGATTCCTTCTATCTTTCAAGCGATGAGGGGCTTGAGCGCGGCCAGCAAATTACTGGTTTACCGAAATCAGAGCTGATTGAGCTGGTTGGCATATTTGGACGCCAAAGCTCTCGAGCTGGATTAGTGCGCGGTGAAATCGTAGTGTACGATGACGGCAGTGGTGTTCTGAGGCATCACTTTAATAAGAAGACAATACTTAAGTTTAATCATGAATAGCCGAAGAAGAATAGACCACTTCAATACTTGTCTGACGATTCTTAGTGAGGGGGAGAATTTTAATCATTTAGTGCGCAACACAAACTTCACAACAGTATCCTCAAGGGAGCACAATCTAGCGATCCCGATTGACTTTTAAACCTATGTCGGGTTAGAATTTATTATAAGGTCAAAAGAAAACCCATGACTTTAGTCGTGGGATGAATTTTGAAACAAGGTAATATATAATAAGTTTCTTCAAAGTGATGCATAAAATAGTGACAGAGAACCAAATCACTAATTTATGCATTGAAGACAAAAGTCTTCAATATAATGAAGAATGTTGTATTAAAACAGCAACTTGGAGGAGAGGGCAGCCCTCCAAGGATAAATAAAGCCTGTGGAGCGATCAACGGTAGTTGGAGCTATGAAGCAGGAACCCCATGCCTTTAGTCGTGGGAGCTGTCAGAAAGCTATACGTGATTAAATGGATAGAAGCAGAGGCCAACGCGTGAAGACCGGATATCTTGTTGTATATTTGGACCAAGAGTTCGACGAGGCGCTATTGGCTGGGCAAATTTACCCAACGCGACAAACCGCAATAGATTTTCTTCAGAGGCGGGCCAACCTGCTAAACTCTATGCAGCACGCCGAGATATATTGCATTGTATTAGAGGACAAAACTGACGCTAAAATAATGCCAATTACAAAAAGGAGCCACAATTGAGCTACAAGTTAATGTGCGATTGCAAAAAAGCATTTGCCGCTGCAGGAAACCTATCGGGCGACAAGTACAGAAGAACGACTATGGTCGTAACTAAGAGCAAGGATGGCGAGACTTGCGATTATTGCGGGTACTATGTTTTTAAAGACTACGGGAATCCAAGAGAGACGATTATTAGGCCGCTAGACTTCAAAAGAAAAAAAGCCGCCATAACTGACTGGCACCGACAAGACGAATAGAAGGCATAGTGAGATTAGAAATCATCAAAAACTTTTGTGACGCATACAGCGATTAAGTATCATGAATAAACGTAAGCAGATAAGGGATATCCTAAATCTCACTGAGGTACGTACTAGTTACGGAGAATCTCTTTTTGCAAGCTCCGGCTTTTCTAAAAATACAAACGCCACTAAACTTAAGAGATATGTCATATACGGTAACACGAAAGTCAGTAAATCTATTTTAGAATATATTCAATTTGAAGTACTGCCATATCCAGTGCAGCGCTGCATAGATTTAATATATCAAACAATACAAGAGTATGACGACTGACAGCTCCCACGACTAAAGTCATGGGGTTCCTGCTTCATAGCTCCAACTACCGTTGATCGCTCCACAGGCTTTATTTATGCTTGGAGGGCTGACCTCTCCTCCAAGTGTTCGCATTAATGCGAAACGTTTTATATTTTTTGCTGCTAATATATCCCTATCATGGGTAGTACCACATGACGAGCATGTCCAAAACCTGTCTTTCAGGGCTAAACTATCATTCTTAGCTCCGCAAGTACAGGTTTTTGAACTAGCATCAAACCTACCAATCTGTATGACATTTTTGCCATACCAATCGGCCTTATACTTAACCATACTGACGAATTTTGACCAACTAACCGAGCTAATTGACTTGGCTAAACGGCTATTTTTCATCATCCCAGAGATGTTTAAATCTTCAAAGCATAAAGCGGCAATTTGGTTCTCTGTCACCAATTTATGCGATAATTTATGAAGAAAATCATCTCTCTGGTTGGTTATTTTTTCATATGTTTTTGCTAACTTAATTCTTGCTTTTTCTCTGTTTTGAGATCCTTTTTGTTTTTTTGATAATTCCTTATGCCTTTTGACAATTTTCTTTTCTGCTTTTTCTAAAAACTTAGGGTTAGGAATTTTTGTACCGTTAGATAAAACTAAGAAATCTTTAATTCCTAAATCAATACCTAAAGTATTGTTTTCATTGATTTTTTGTTTGTTAGGCAATTCTAACCCATCTTCAACCATAATTGAAATATAGTATTTATTAGTTTTTGATTTAGAAACTGTACAGGTTTTGATTAAACCGTCAAATTTTCTGTCTTTTGCAAACTTAACATATTTCAATTTTGGGATGAATACTTGGTACTCTTCAAAATCTACTTTAACTCCTTGTGGAAAATGACAAGATGCCTTACTTCTTCTCTTTGCCTTAAACTTTGGGGAGTCTGAATTTTTTCTAAAAAAGTTAATAAATGCTTTATCTAGATTTTTTAAAGATGCTTGCAAACTTTGCGAATAAACATCATTTAACCATCCAAATTCTTCTTGTTTTTTAAGTTTTGTTAATTTTTTAATTAAATCAAAACAAGATAGATTTGTTTTATCTTGTTGATATTGTTTAGTTTTTTGTTCTAGCCCCCAATTATAAATAAAACGTGCAGCCCCAAAAAACTGCTCTAGTTTTTTGGCTTGCTCTACAGTTGGGTATATTCTATATTTATAAGATCTAATCATATATATTATGCTGCACCAAACTTATTAACACCACTATTATATCATTTGGTATTTTCATAAAAATTAGGTTTTTAAGCTAAGTGCTTGTTTTTATTAAGATTTTATATGGTTATTTATTGTACTATTTATTTTTTAGGGCCTGTAATTTGCATTAAATTTAGGTATTATTTACTGACAGCTCCCATGCCTTTAGGCGTGGGAGCATGTCAGTCAAAAAATGGCATTCAATTCTAGGTTAGTGCCAAAGACCAACGCTTCTTGCCGCAATTCCATATTCTAAAATAGCCCTGCTCTAGCCTTAGCTGATGCTCAGTCTTTCCTGTTGTACGCTCTTGAGCCGTCTTTTTAAGAGATTGCTTGGAGTATCTATTGGGCCCCTTAATGTAGCTATAATCTGGCTTCATGTCTTCTTCCATAGTGAAGCCGCAAGCCTCGTAGACAGCGCCGTCGCTTATAGAGTTATCGGACCAAGTTATAATGGTCTTGTAGCGCATACGGATCAGACTTGGCACCGAATGAGAGATTAATTTCTTGGCACCGCCAACAATACTTATTCCTGATTTAAAGCAGAGGCGATTCAGTACTATTTGGCCCGATCCTGATCCCCTGTGGTGTTTGCCGTAGGTGACTACGCCGACAATCTCTTCTTTATGTAATAGACCTACGGCATATTGAATTGAATTCGGGGCACCCTGAATATGATACTTGTTGAGAAAGGCTTTGGCCTCCGGAGCCACTATCTCGCGTGCATCACAATCTCTTGCGTATATTTTTTTATTTATTCCTAGCTTAGAAGACAAGTAGCCCTTTACTTGGTCTTTTCTGTCTCGCCACTGGTCTTCAAAAATGTGTATAACCTGCTTAATACCATTAGCCTTAGCTAGCTTGTTCTTATTAATGTGATAGTTTGGCCCCTTTCCCGTAGCTTCCGAATGCCAGTAAAGGCCGTTATACTCGATTCCGATATTGAGATCCGGAATATAAATATCAATTTCTAATTCGCGACCAAACTTTTTGCGATTTAGTGCATTAATGCCCAAAGAGCGTACCCATTCAAATAGCTCTACCTCACACTCTGATGTGCCAGTCATGTATCCAATGTTTGCGGCGCTAAATGCCTGGTCCACCATTCCAAGATCTGAAAGATATTTGGCTGCTCCGGAATATTTTTTATTAAACTCATTTCGAGTCTTGCACTCGGCCATCTTGTCTACACAGACATCGAACGTCCATTTTTTGTTGACAGGCTTGCGCGGAGCTTTCGGGATAATCGCTTGAACTTCAGACAGCATGCCAGCTTTTGAGGCGTACATATACGCTTGCCTGTATGTTTGCCTAAAGGCTGTATAGCTCTCACATTGCCTAGCAATATCTAATACAGATTCTTTGGTCCACTTTTTATTGTGTGGTATTTTAGGGCTGGAGCGGAAGACCGATTTTAATTCTTTTAAATATCCGTTCGCAACAGCATGCTTGTAGGCGCCTGAGTATTTCTGTATAAAATCTGATATATTGGCGGACTCTTCTGTCTTGGATAGTACTAGGTCTTTTGTCCAATTAGTGACCGCCTGATCCATATGCTGGCACACTTGATTGAGCCACCCATTTCTATGCGCAGCGGCATAGTATGGCCGAGCACGCTTTTCAAACTCTTTGCGAAAAGAATATTTCTTGGCTTCGATTGCGATAGATTCAAGTGTATATTTTTTAGTCACACTAATATTGTATTATATAATATTTAATTGAGCAACAAAAAAGGCAGCCCAGAGGCTGCCTGTTTTTGTGTTTATCATGTATTTAGAATAATTATGTTCCGCTGTTCAGATCTGAAGCTCCAGAAGACTCGCCCTGAGATCCTGATTCATCCTCGCTTCGGAGTCCTAGGAACGAAACTTGGAAGGCGGATATTGACCGAGCGCTTACGTCAGTTGAGTAGCCTACTGGGCGCACACCAACTACAGTCATGATCTGCTTATTGGTTTGACGATCCAAGATCGACAAGCTGATATCTTCATGATTCAACAAGTCTTGTAGCTTAGGCAAGGCGGCTGCTACATATGCCCCGTTATCTATGATACGGAATCCAGTAGCCTGGACACTGATGGCTTCTTGGCCTGCATAAGTAATCTCTGCAGGTGAGAACCGGCCAAGGATGTAGCTTGGGATTGCATCGTAGGCAACGCCCCAGCTGCAGCTTGTGAAGAGGCCCACAATTTTACCATTAACGATTAGCTGGGCTCTTGCACCACTAAGAATTTTTTGAGTAGCACCCATTGTAATGACTCCTTATCAATCTCTATTACGCTGCGCTTGAAGACTTGATGCCTTCGATGCTGAGAGTAATTGGAATAAACTTGATCGCGTTAGCGAGTACGGCCACAACTGAAACTTCTAGCACGTTACCGTTAATGTTAACATTGATAGATTTCCAGCCGCCTGGGGCATCTTTGGTGCCTACAGTAAACTTAAGCGACAAGAACTCAGCCATTTTTGACTTAACAAATGATACGGCGACTTGGTCAGTCACGTCAGCCACTGATTCGCCAACGAAAGCATTCTTAAGGCTTTGAGCCAGGCTTAGGGCCATTAGGTCGGCTACGTATACCGCTTGAATGCTATTGTATACGATGTTATTGTCCAGGCCGTAAGTGGTTTGGTCCGTAAGGAAAACATACCCGCCAGCTTCTTGGCGCTGGATTGGGATCAATCCTGCCAAAATTGCATCTTCACAATCTGTTATGTTTTCATCGTCGAAGTCTCCAGCAGCCTGAATAGCCTTAACGATATTAACCGTCTTGTTGAAGATTGCTTTGTAAGCACCAGCCGCTTGCATGCCTGCAGCTTTTACTGCGCCCATCCAAGGCTGGAACTGCTCAATATCTCCTTGAGAATTGACATCCGAAACGTCTTGGAAGAAATGAGCAATACGGAAGTTGGCCATGCTGGCTGCAGAAGCCTTGGCTACTGCAAATGTACCGCGCTTAGAAACAAAACCCATTCTATGGCGCTTTACTTTAGGAGTAGACATTGCAATACAGTGAGCCTTAACGGCTGCGTTACAGGCATCTACTGTGTAAGTAGATCCAGCTTCTGTGTCGCCGCTAGCGATGTCTTGAGCTGCGTCTCTTGAAATAAGGGGCACAACAAAATTGCAGCGGACGCCCTGAAGAGCATCGATAGCTTCTGTAAGCTGAAGCCCAGAGGTAGTGCCCTTGGCTCCGCCTGACAAGAACGCAAAGTCATTATCTTCAGGAAGGCCAGCCGTAGCGATTTCTTCATACTCAGCTAGTGCAGATGCCTTTGAAGGCGATGCGCTGGCGCCATTAAGATCCCAAAGGTCGCGCTTTACACGGCCTGGGCGTGCACCCAAATCAGAGCAGATAGTAATCGTCATTTCATCAAGAACAGACGGGCTTCTAGAAGCCTCAAGAGCGTTGGTCGCTGCTGCAGAATATCCTGGTAGAGCGTTAATTTTGGTGACCAGGTCACTGATTGAAGCAATTTCATCCAAGTTAATGTCTTGGTTGGCACCAGCTCCGCCGGTTACAGTAGTTTGAAGGCGCTTGACTCCAGAAACTTTCTGGATTGTCATGGAGGCAGTAGTCCCGTTGTACCCAATGCTCAGCACTACGTTTCCGCCGACATTATTGAAGGTCTCTTCCTGGGCTGTAGAGGTACGCTTAAGAACTAGCTTAATACGTCGCTCCGCAGATGAAGTAAGCAAAGCGCCAATAAATGATGCAGCGCTGTCTACTCCTAATGACTTAAATAGAGTGTTAATGTTAACTGATCCAGCGTTATCCTGAATCTCTAGAGCTTTGCCCGCACCCTTGATTTGTTTATCATAAATAGAAAGGTCTGTAGCTGCAGCGATAGGCGCTGCGGCCACTGCCACTGGGCTTCCATTGGATAGCCGCGCAGCCTTAACATAAGCAGACAATGTGGTGTTAGACACTTCTACAATAGAATACCAGCCGACGTTAGCAGATCCAGCGCCCTGGTATGGGGAGCCGGAGGGGATATACATAATATCGCCAACTCTTGGCTTCTGAGCCCAAAGCGAGCCGCCAGCAAGAGTAGCCGTAAGCTGTGAGCCAGATACGGTAACCGTTAGGTTTATACCTGTTAGGCCGGTCAATACGTTACGGTTTGTACCGGACATATTGTCGATTCGGATTGATGAATAGCCTACAATATCGTTAGCTGGTGTGCCAGAAAAAGCAGTAGGGGCTACGTTGGCAGGTGCACCAGAAGTAATTTTCTTTGCAGAAATTTCTGCCAGAGTGGCTGTGTTAGAGACAGCCGTAACCAAGTACCAGCCGACGTTTTCGTTAGAGCCGCCAGCTACTACTGAGCCAGATGGCACTCTAATGGTATCTCCCACTGCAGGAGAGTTAGCCCAAACGTCTGGGGCAGCAAGCTTAAACTTTACGTTTTGGCCAGATACTACTGCTACTTCTAACGTGTCTGAAACAGTTAGACCGGCAGTAATGTTGCGGTTAACTCCGCCAACAGCATTCAAATTTGACAGACCCACAACCGCAGAAGCAAAAGCTGATGGGGCGGTATCTGCTGAAATGGCAAGCGTTTGCTTAGATCCGCCATTTACGCGCACAGCCATGGAAGCAGCCGATGCAGATGGCACGTAAGAGAATGTTCCAGTAGTCGGAGCAGCTTCAGCCTGTGAGCTTGTAATCTCCTGCTGAATCTCGTTTCCGAGCTTGCCGCCTCGCTTAGCGATGAAGGTACCGTGTCCGTCTGCTGTATCTCTCTCGGCCTTGGCTGAGCTGTTGGTTTTTACCAAGATGACTCGCTGAGCCGATCCCTGAATTCTTGGGGAGGCCGATGGGGCAGACAGGCCTCTAAAGGCATCTACCAATCTTCCTGAACCATATTTTGCTACTACGCGGTTGATATCAGTAGGTGAAAATGCGTTATCTGAAAGCTTTTTCCCGTCTGTTTTATCTTGACTCCAAGAAGGCCCCTCGTCAGCCTCACCGACCAGAGCCACTACACCAGAAGTAGCTAGACCAGCGGGGTTGGTTTCAACAATAATATCAACACTGCTGTCAGGGATAATAAGCTGTGTCCCTGAAGAAGTAACGAATACTGATGCCATTATGCGCTCCTATAAACTAAAAAAACATTAAGTTAATACTGTAACTATTTGAAAACACTCAATTAATCTTCGACCGGTATGCCAAAATTTTTAATTCCGTGAATCCACATCTCAGGCTGATCCAGCCATCCATTTGCCTGCAAATGCGCTTTGCATGCAATTAGATGAATGTCACGACCGTTTTTTACTACCGCAGACCAGCAAGCTTCAAAATTAGGCCACTGCTGAACAGGGGCTCGATTTTGAACTTCAATAGGAGACGTAGGAATCACTTCCTTTTCGAGTGGGGTACTGATCTGAATACTATCTCGTCTCTTTTTCCTGCTCATATTATTATCCTTACTTTTTATTATGAGGGCTTCTGCGCTGAGACGGGTCCTTAAGGGTTCTTAGGTGTTCCATCATTTCTTTGGCTTCTTTGGCTGGCATTTTTTGGGCGTGCTCTCTAATAGAGTCCCCGTGCTCGGCTATTTCATGAGCTGCATGCTCAGGTGTGCCCGGCTTATGAGGCTTGTCGTCCTTTTTAAGGCCCCAAGATTTCTTCATAGCACAGCTCTTAACATATTTAAGAAACTTAGTGCCTGTTTCCGATTTCCAGCATTTTCCCATCTCTTCCGACAATTTAAGGTTCGGTGACTTAGGGGCCTCCGGTGCCTTAATTTTGGGCGCTCTTTTGGGGGGTGCGGCAGGAGCAATACTCAGCCCCTTATCATGGGCCTTATCTAGCAGTGTCCCGGGGAGCTTAGTCTTGGGATCGGCTTTTTTAAGGACATCAATCGCCGCATCGATCTTTTCTGAAAGCTCTTTCTTCTTAAGCGCCACTATTGCGCCACTAACTTTTTGATAGAAACTCATTTTTTTCATTATGCCCTCTTAATCTGCTTTAATTTACTCATTAGATTGCCTAGTACTTTTTTATTAGAGTCATCTGAATTCAAAATAGTAGGACCACTGATTTTCATTGGCTCACTAATGGTAGTTCTATTAACCTCAACTGGGCCAGAAACTATCCTGGGGCCAATAGCCGCTTTCTGTACTTTAGGTGCAGACTGTTTGGACTGAAAAGGGGTCTGCATTTTGCCGCTCAGATCTGGGTCAAAAAGCTTTTGCTGACCTGGCTGCGGACTTACAGGCCCGGACGGAGCTGCCGTTGATACTGGTGGCTTGGGTGCGAATTGCTTCTTGGCATGAAATTCCTTAAGAGCTGCATCCTTTTTAGCCTGCTTCTCAGCTCGCATCTGATGCATCATTTCCTTAAGATATTTATTTTTATTAAGATCTTCACTTTTTTGTGCCTTTGTCTTCTTGTTTAAAAAACTAAGGATCTTGGCAGCCCTCTTCTTCTGTTGATCTTGTGAAATAGCAATTGGGCCTTTTTTATCATAATTTAAAATTGGATCTTTGGTTTTAATATCATCACCGACAGGGTGTCCAAAATGGTCATAGGAGGGGTCGTGATGAACAGAGGAATCCGTACCGCTATCGTGAATAACGACTTTAGCAAGGGTTTTGTTTTTTATAAAGTTTTTTAAAATTTGAGATTTTTTCAAATTTTCCCCAATCTTCTCGCTTGATGCGAGCTTTTTCGATTGCTCTTGTTTATATTTAATATAACTTGGGTTTGCTGCTATAGCTGAACGAACGAGCGAATAATCATCATTTACAAGTCTTTCGTAGTGCCTTGGATCTAGATTTGGATTTTCTGCTATAGCTGAACGGACGGACCAATCCTCATCATTTACAAGTCTTTCGTGGTGCCTTGGATCTAGATTTGGGTTTTTTGCTATAGCGAAACGAACATCTTTATGCTTTTCAGGCAATTTAACGCTTCCAGACAAGATTTTTTCTATTCCCTCATTGTCCAAAACAACTAAACCAGGATTGGCCAGCTTGACCTCTTTTTGCAATTTTGGCGATA